CTCCGGGCTAAAAACCGGAGAGTTTCCTTTCGAGCCGAGAGGCTCAAGTACGTGGATTCTTTAAATTGGAGGTGACTCATAAGGCCGTTAAGTTCTCCGGAGTCAACCGGAAGACACGGTCTTTTCCGACATTGACCGCTCATTTGCCTTTGTCTGGGTATTACAATCCAGCGGGGGCGTTACAATTTACGTTCAGTTCTGGTGGGCCTATTACGGTCCACTCGAAGTCGGAAGAGATTACATACACTAATCACGTTAAGGGAGAACCCCTTCGTGATAATATGTGTGTTCACCTAAAGAGTCAGTTTGACTATAATGGCAACCCTTCGACTCCGTTCCAGATATTTGATATCCGGCCGGGGTTTAATGGCTACTATTATATGGCCTACGGCGATCATGCCGAGGCTGTCAACCAACATTCCGCAGCTGTCGGAGCAGCTTTAACCGCGTTCGGTGTTTCCACCGGCGCGAATGTTTTAAAGGGCTCCGGTCAGGCTTACGTTAACGACGCTTTTAGTCGCGCGCAGCCTGATCTAACAACGGTTTCAGTACCTAACTTTTTAGTTGAGTTAGGGGACTTGAAATCGCTACTAGACTTGTGGAGGTCCAATTTAAGTTTAGCTAAGAATTTGGCGGGCGCACGTCTCAATTACTCATTCGGCTGGAAACCCACTATTGGGGATATAGCCGCAATGATTGGTTGTGTGCGTTCGTTTTATGATAAGCTAAAGGCGTTTCGTGAGGCTTGTAACGGTGTTTCTAACCGCACTTACCTCATGAATTCAACGAATCTCACAAAATCGGGCGTTCTCACTCCGGATGTTCATACCAGAGTGGAATGGACAGCTTCCTTATCCGGAACTGTCAAAGTTCATCTCAAATTTCGTTATTTACCTATACCGGTAATGACGAATACTGAGCTTGAAATCCGAGGGCTTTTAGACACCCTCGGATTTGAACTTAATCCTCGTATCATCTGGGATGCTTTACCATTCACCTTCGTCATTGATTGGTTCTTTGGCGTCGGTGCGTGGCTTCAGCATTTTAAAGTTGATACGTTGGAGCTCCCGATTTCCGTTGTAGACGCATCTGTGTCCTACAAGGAAGTACTTAGAGTTGAGTCTAGACTCATTATGAACCCAAACGGGTATCCTACTGATTCTACCTCAACGAACCGGCCTGGCGGTTGTGTGACTACCTCTACATATTTTGAGAGGCGGCCATGGCTACCCGATTACGCTACTCTTAGCGGTCTCGGGTGGCGGCAACCGACCATGAACCAGATGATCAATTTGGTCAGTCTGGTTACTGTCCTGAGTTAGGATTTGATTCCTTACTCGTCCAGTAGAATCTCAGCCTTATCCTTTAGGAATTAGCTGAGATGCCAATCCGCAGCGATGCGGTTAATTAGCAGCCTTCGTAATTGAGAGCTGCCATACCCCCCTCATGGGGAGGAGCATCACATGTCTCTAGGTACTTCACTTTCTCTTTCCAAAGACCCAGCAACGGATGTTGATACAAACGTTTCTGCGTTTGATCTTCAGGCCGCTGATCTGGGTAAATCAGTATACTCCGTTGCGGGTTTAACCCCGCCTTCGGCAAAGTTACTGACGGTCTCTCACGAGACCGGGAAAAATGGTGAGGCAAGACATCTTGTCCGCCTCGACCGAACTGAGGTCGATGCGTATGGGGTGGCTGCGACCGTCTCCACTTACGTGGTGCAGGTTCGCCCACCGAGCACGGCGTTGACAAATGCCATCTGTATCGAAGAAGTCAACAAGCTTGTTGACTTTATGATAGAAGGTGGATCAAATGCCAACTGGACGAAAGTCTTGAACAACGAGGTTTAACTCGTTGTGGACTTGTTTGTAGCGGCTTCTCATGCGCTATGCGGTGCTTGGAAGTGTTTGCACTTGGAGGCCTCTAGGGATGCTCTTCGGAGTCTTGTCTATGAATATCATAGGTGACCTGAAAAGCCTTCGTCTTTTTTGGACGAACCTAGCGACTAACCAACGCTACTCGAGATGGGTTACTGAAGCTGATATTGAAAGCTTTAATAACCGTCTCGACCACGAGGGATTGTCGTATTTGACAGTAGTCTTACCGAGAATCGGTAAAACACTTGATCGGTATTTCGCATTAGCGGAATGGGTAGCACCAGAGGGTTTTCATTGTACCTCTTGGCACTACCTCTCCTCTGAGAATCTTCAGCACTTGAATGCTAAAACTTCTCAGCAGTTCGGTAGAGTAATATCTATTGAACCGTCAATGGAGATGATGATTCCTACTTTCTTGGAATCCGCGATCAAGGCTGCCATTATGGGCAACTCTCAAGCCGTAGATTGCGTTCGACAATTGTCGTACGCCTTCTATAAACTGGAGGTAGACTTTGACGAAGAAACCGTCGACTCCTTCCTCAATCAGTTTGAAAAAACTGATCTGGAATTGGGTCAAGCAATTAATTGTGAAGACCATAAAGTCTTGCAGTTGATTGCTGACATGAAACTGATTATCGCTCGGGTCCTTGGAAACTCGGATCCGCGCGATATCAGACCATGTCACGGGAGCGGTAGAACCGCTTGCCGAACGGAAAATTGGGATAAGTGGCATCTACTTAGGTATTATCCTAAGCTTGACCACTTCTTCCCATATTCGGACTATTTCTTCTTCTCCCCAACACATCTTGTAGATGAGTTGGATAAGTTGGAGAATAGTCAAGAGTCTATTCCTCGGGCACGTGTTTGCCTTGTGCCTAAGGATTCTCGAGGTCCTCGTATAATTTCATGTGAACCTGCTGAATTAATGTATATTCAGCAAGGTCTCATGCGCTTATTATACCGGACGATAGAGACCCACTATCTTACCTCTGGTCAGATAAATTTCACTGATCAGCTCATCAATAGGGACCTAGCTCGCTTAGCGTCAATTAATGACGAAAAGTGTACCATAGACCTTAAAGATGCGTCAGATCGGGTGTCTCTTCAACTTATACGGCTTGTTTTTCCGCCGTTATGGGTTGAAGCCCTCGAAGCTTGTCGCTCCGAGGAAACACTCCTTCCTGATGGTAGGATTGTAAAGCTTAACAAGTTTGCCCCTATGGGTAGTTCTTGTTGCTTTCCAGTTGAAGCACTCGTCTTTTGGGCGTGTGCAAAGGCTGCAATTCGTCGTCGTTATCCCCGTTCCAGGGATGACGTCTACGTTTACGGTGATGATATTATTACCGAGTCATATTTATATGAAACGGTGATAATTGGGCTTGAACGCATTGGCCTTAAGGTCAATGTCGATAAGTCCTATGTTAAAGGTCCATTTCGTGAATCGTGTGGAGGTGACTATCATAATGGTTATGAGGTCACACCCATTAGAATTCGCGAAATCTTTAGCAATCACGGTACCGGTCTTTCAACTTGCGCTGATTTGTGTAACAATCTTGTGCACAAATTTGGATACGAGGATGCTTTACCTTTAATTCGTATTATCGAAGAAGAGGTGGGCTATGTGTATCCGAGGACCGAATTGAGTCTTCCAAACTCAATTCGTACGGCTCCTCGTGCTAGTAATGATGTTCTATTCGGAAGGAGATGGAACAAAAATCTCCAAAGATACGAACATCGGATCTTGACTCTATCAAGCAAGGCGTTAGCCAAGCGTGCCCCTGGCTGGGGCGAGCTCCTTAGGAAGGAGTTGAGTCGAGACCGCGAGACCGCAGGTTTGGGCGATGAATGGCATGACGAAGCTGAAAAGCTTCGG